TACGATGGGGATTACCGCCTTGCGCTTGATTACGTCGCGCTTGCTCTTGCACGCGCCGAACTGGATAAACCGCATGAAGTATAACCCTGACGTCGTATGCGCTTTCTTTGAGTCGGAGGGCTTGCCCTCGCCTGTCTTTGAGTACGCGCACATTCCGGGACGCAAGTTCCGGTTGGACATTGCATGGGAGCATCATAAGATAGGGCTTGAGGTTCAGGGTGGTATATTCATGCGCGGTCGGTCAGGTCATTCAAGCATTACAGGCATCAAGCGAGATATGGAGAAAGACAATCTAGGTATACTCAATGGTTGGCGAATACTCAAGGTAACGCCGCAAGACCTGATGACTGTCAAGACCGCTGAAATGATACAGGCATTGATTAATGTCCGGTGATGTGGTATATTCTCATAAATGAAAGCTGGCATTAAAAAAGCGATGAAAAAGCCGCGCGGCCCCGGCAAGCCGTTTGAGAAGGGTTACAAAGGCGGCCCCGGCAGACCGCGCAAAGAGGACTGCTTTGGCGACATAGCCCGTGAAATGCTTACCGGCTCTGACATCGACATCAAGATCAAAAACGGGGCAACAGGCAAAGAGCGCACAATCTCCATCAGCGCGTCAAGATCATTCAGACATGGAATCATAGCCGCGATGATTATCGAGAGCCTACAGGGCAACATGCAGGCCGCTAAAGAGCTTATGGATAGAGCTGACGGCAAGGTGACTGAACGCATGGAGATAGCCGAAGCAACAGGAATAGACGCAATGACCGCAGAGGAAGCGCAAGCCGAATTAGATGCAATCGAAAGCCGCACAACTAAAGCTGAAACTGGCAAGGCTAAAGCGGAGCCAACTGGCACGCAGTAGCTTTCTTGATTTCCTTATTGAAGTCTGGTGGAAGCCGTGGCCTTTGGAAGTCGGCAGGCATACCGCCACGATCTGCGCCGCCATAGATTCATCTATCAATGCATATCTGCAAGGCGTATCCACTAATCTTGATATTGAAGTTCCTTTTCGTCACGGGAAATCCGAACTTGTCAGCAAGGCGTTACCTGCCTATTTCCTAGGGCGTTGTCACCACATGCACCCGGATGTGATTATGACGGGTTACGGGGATAGCCTGATTCAAGGATTCTCGAAAGAGTGCAAGGCTATCATTCAGAGCAAGCGATACCGCGAGATATTCCCAGAGATCGAAATCAAGCGCGGTTCCGATTCAGCGCATGAATGGGCTATCGACGGAAGCACAGGGCTTGTGACTGCTACAGGGTTAGGCGGCAGTCTTACCGGCAAAGGTGCATCATTGCTCGTTTGCGATGATGTCGTTAAGAACCGCGCAGAAGCCAGAAGCGAAACCTTCCGGCGCAATCAATGGGAGGCGTTCGGCGACGCTATGACCAGACGCGCCCCGACATCCATAGCCATACTATGCGCCACATCGTGGCACGTTGATGATGTCAGAGGGCGTTTGCGTGCGCTTGAGGGGCATGAGGACGGCTTTGATACATTCAAGCGACTGTCTTTCCCTGCCCGTAATCCTGATGGCTCCTACCTATTCCCAGAGCGTTTTCCGGCGAAGTGGTATGAATCGCATTACGCGCTACTTGGCCCGGTATGGTCAGCCGCGCTTCTGGACTGCAATCCCATTCACGCCGGGGGCAACCGTTTCCGTGTTGACCTGATTGTGGAGGATGATTACAACGCTTTCCCGTCTGCCCGGTACGTCAGGGCGTGGGATTTGGCGAGCTCGTCGGAGCAACGGGACAAAGACGATCCGGACTACACAGTCGGAATCCTCGGCGCGGTAGTCAGAGATTCTCTCGGCCTGCCGCATCTATGGGTCAAGGATATGGTTTACGGCAAGTGGGAAGCACCGGAGCGCAATACGACAATCATAAAAACGACAGACAAGGATGATCGTTATGTGCCTATCGCGGTCGAAGCGTTCGGGGCATACAAAGACGCTTACATCGAGATCAAGCGATTACTCCAAGGCAAGCGCATTGTGACCGCTTCAAGGATGCAGGGTGACAAGTCGGCAAAGCTCGCAGACCTTGAGCCGGTGTTTCAGTCCGGGCGAGTGCATGTGCCTAAAGGCGCGTCGTGGCTCCCGTTATTCAAGAAACAATTTTCAGAATTTCCGAATGGTAAACACGATGATGCTTGCGATGCTACAGGAATCTGCTATAATGAGGCGTTGAAAAGTGGAATGGGCGTTATTGCCTTTGATTAATAGGGGGATTGATGGACGCAAAAACTGAAAAGATTATCGCTACCCGTGAAAATCCTGTTTATGAATCGCGTGAAGATCAACTTAAAATCAATCTCTCTGGACTTAAAGGCGGTCGGCCTTATGTCGAAATGCGTCTTTCCCGTTTCAGCGGTGAATCAAAAGCCGACTGGGACGGCACTAACCGAAAAGACGGCTCTATTGTTACGGGTCGCAAAGAGCAATCGCACTGCATACCATATCTGGGGCGCATAGCCGAGAAAATCAATCAATACGTTTTGGGCGTTCGACCTGTTCGCAATGGCGCGGATTTGGATATTCTGAACGACATAACATCAGACGGCGAGAGCATCAATCAGTTTATGAGAAAAGTTAATAGCCAAATCACGGCTTGCCGGTGGTGCTGGATAGGGCTAGATATGCCGAGGATGACCGAGGGGACGTTATCGGCGGCAGACAAGGCAAGTCTCAAGATTCGCCCGTATTGGAAGCTATACACGGCTCTGGACGTGGCGGACTGGAAGATTAGCGACACCGGACGCATTGAGTGGCTTATCACAGAGGAAAAGATTTACCAGTGTTCTACCCCGTTTGAGCCAGCAAGCAACAACGAGGTGCGCCGGATATGGGAGCCTGGCAAGGTTACTACCATTATATTTAAGGGTGATTCTGACAAGGTTATGTCCACAACGGAGGATGCGCTTGAGGTTTCGCCGGGCAAGCCGCTGCCGGCAGTCCCGTTTGTCCTGTGTGGCGAGATCAGCGACGAACCGCACCAATTCGACAATCTGGAAAGCATCAATCGCACAATCATGGATTTGGAGTCAGCAAACCGTCAGAATTTCTTCAAGTGCGTGTTTCCGCAGGCATATATACCTACAGCAACGCTTGATAACGTGAAACAGCAGTTTGAGGTGAATGCCGACAAGGCCGTTTCGATGATTATGGGTATGGGCTATCCGATACTCCTAAACACAGGCGACCCCGCGCCGGGCTATATGATGCCTGATGCCTCTGCTATCGGCACGATGAGGACAGAGATCGACGCGCTTCGGATGGCAATGTTCGTTTCCGTAGGGCTTATGCTACAGCAGGAAACGCGGCAGGTTGCCAGCGCGGAATCAAAGGCATGGGATTTCCTTGATGTGACACAGGTTATGCGTGAACGTGCAGAACTCCTAGAGGATGCCGAGCGCAAAGCCATGAATATTATGACGCTTTGGGATTCTTCTGTTCCCGTATGGGAGCCGCTTTATAATCGGTCATTCGATGCAGGCAACTTTGAGACTGAAATAGCGTCTATCATCCAAGCCATGACAGCGGAACAGCCGGACGAACTTCGTCGCGTAATGCTCAAAAAACTGTATGAGCGCGTAAAGCTGATAGGTACAGGCGCAATAGACGAAAAGACCGAGAAGGCGATTTTAGCGGCAATCGATATATTTTCACCGGGCGCGGGATTTGAGTTAATGCCAAGTAATCCGCAAACGGCATAGATTTACGGGTGCATCAGCCGACCTGATGTGATCGCTGGCAACTGGCGAATAGTTGCGATAGGTGGCGACAACCGAAAAGTCGTGTGTAGTGTCAGGAAAGGTAATAGCGACAATGGAAATCAAAGACATAGTAGCGAAACTTGGCGACGAGAAGGCAAAAGAACTGCTTGGCGAAGACGGGGTTAAAGCGGCAATTTCTATGCTTTCGACATCATCGGATTACGAGAAGAAACTGAAAGATTCAGACGGTAAGGCTGGTCGGATTCTTGCTGAAAAGAAAGAATTGCAGGACAAGCTCGCCGCGTTTGAGTCCGAAGTCGAAAACCTTAAGAAATCCGGCATGTCCGAAGCCGACAAGATGAAATCAGAGTACGAGAAAACCATTAAGCGAGCAGAGAAGGCCGAGAAGGAACACGCCGCATTAATGGCTGAATACTCGAAGTCAAAGCGCACTATTGCGATAGATAAAATCGCGTCTACAGTGAAATTCATTGATGCCGTTACGCCGGAAGCTGGCAGGATTCTTTTAGAGTCAGGGCTTGCATCCGTTCAGTCGCTGGATGATGCAGACGCACTCACAGCCGCATTGACGACGTTCAAGGAGTCTTACAAGACCTTGATAGCCGCCGATAATCAGGCAAGTGGTGGCGGTACACGTCAGCCAGCAGGTAAAGCAGGGACATCGGGCGGTAAATTGCCGTCACAGATGACAATCGAAGAGCGTCACGCTGAATTGAAAAAGCGTGGCATGGTAAGTTAATAAAATATCGGGATAAACCCGAAGAAATAAGGAGTAAATTAGTCATGGGCAACACATTTATTACGCCGGTCGAAGTCGCAAGAGATGCGGCTGTAACTCTCTCGGACAGGCTCATTGTCGGAAACATGGTAACACGCGATAAAGAAGGCATGTTCACTGCCGCCAAAATAGGCGACACCGTCAAGGTAACTGTTCCGTCTGCTGTCAGCGATGCAAACGAGTTCACAGGCTCGACATCCGCAACAGACCAGACCGAAACCGAAGTTGATCTGAAACTCGAAAAGCATTTCTACAAGCGTGTCGATCTGACCAGCAAGCAGAAATCGCTGGAACTGTCTGACTTTACCAGACTGGTAACGGTTCCTCAGATCGAGGGCATCATGGAGAGTATTGACAAATACTACAACAAGAAGATGCAGGTATTCAGAGCAAATCTGACTGGCTCGGTCGGAAACAGGCCAAGTACTATGGCGCACGTCGCCGCCGCACAGAAGAAGCTGAACGACAACAAAATCAAGAAAGAAGGCCGCAGGGCTTTGATTGATACCACGGTGCATTATAGCTTGGGTCAGTTGTCTAACTTCCTGTCGCTCGACTATGGAGCCGACAGCGCAAACGCAGGCAGAGAGGGACAGCTTGGACGCAGATACGGGTTTGACTTCCAAGATGACGCCAACCTTGACGTGTTCAGCAGGTCGAGCGCGGCTGGTGTGCTTGCTGGCACAGTGCTGACAAACGGAACGCCTGCCGCCGGCGCAGTCGAAGTCCCGATTGATGGAATAACCGACGAAACCGGAACGATCTATGCCGGTACTGTTATCACGCTCGCTGGTGATACTACACGGTATGTCATTCGCAAGGATGCAGTTCTTGTCAATCACGGAACGACCTTAACTGTATATCCTGCCCTTGCGGCGGCTCCCGGCGACGGCGCGGCTGTCACGTTCGAAGCGGCTGGATACAGCAACTTGGTATTCCATCCGTACGCAGTGGCTGGTGCGATTGTTGCGCCCGTGCCTCTGGCGATTGGTTCAGCTGTTGAGAGCTTCAATGGCGTATCAATCCGCGTTTCGATGGGTTCAAGTCTGGTTTCCCTGTCCGATAGCGTAGTGTATGACGTGTTTGTTGGATGCGATGTAATCCAGCCTAACGGCGGCGCACTGTTCTGCGGTTAATAGTGAAGATTCCACGCCGGGGAAATCCCTCGGCATATAACGTGGGCGGCGTAGGGGTCTAACGACCCCGCGCCAACTAACTAAAACAACGAAGCGAAGGGAATAAAGATGTTCAAGAAAATAGCAGGATTAGCGATTGGCGGACTGGTCGCCGTGTCAGCGGTCGCAGGTGATGCGTTTTATGACAAGCCCCAGTGGGATGCTCATAATGCGGCTTCTGCGAAGTATGTCGCCATCAGCGCGGCTACAAATGCCAATGGTGGAACGAACGTAGTCACGCTGACTGTCAAGGATTGGGCTGATGCGTCGCTGGCACAGGCAAGCGCGTTCAGGGTGTGGGTGTCTGATGCTTCTCTCGGTATCACATCGGCTGTCGTATGTATATCCTCTGCCACAAGCGGAACGATATTGAGCAAGACCGCCGCTAATGCCGACTGGACTATGATAAACACCAACATTGCAACATGCGTGCTGACAGTGACCAACGCGCCCGGCGCAACGAACTACATACAGACCGTAATCGGGAGTGGCCCGGTAACGTCTGCCGCGTTGTATTTCCGTCAGCCTTAATCGGTGTGATATGAGCAAAATTGAGACAATTAAGATTGCAAAAGACGGGCAAGTCGTCACGATTAATGCGTGCGACCTTGATTCATGGAAAGCCAATGGATGGAAGAATAACGCCGAAGTGGACGTGGCGATTGATTCGCCAAAGCCAGAGCGTGCGGAATCTCCAAAGCGTGGCAAATCCAAAGCCGTGTAATCAGCAACATTGCCGGGAGTGGAGGTTGGACTACACTCCCGGCTACTTTACGGGGTGCAAATGAGTGACCTTGACGTAATAGGCGCAAACGATTTCACAAAGACCATTGCCGATGCAGATCAGTACTATAGCCCGGAGAATCATAGCCGGTCGGTCGATTGGTTTGCTTACAACGTAGCCGCACGCAAAGGCGCATTTGAGCAGGCAAAGCGTGAGTTAGTGTCATATCTTGGTCGCTACCTTGAAGATCCCGAAACTGATGAACCATGCGAGCGCGACGACTGGGGCGCGTATGAGCAGGCACTTGAGATACTTGACCGCCAGCCACGCCAGACAGTCGGAAGCAAGGTCAAGAACGTAGGCGCACAGAAAGAAGATGAACGCCGGGGCTTTCGCATATCGCCTATTGCACTTTCATATTTGCGCGTTCCACGGCTCCGCATAGCACGGGGTTAATCAATGGCATTGCCGGATAAAGACGCACGCGACAAGCTGAAAAAACAGGCCATTAACAAGAATGGCACTGAAATGCTCAAGGTTCTGACATCGGCACGCGACAAGATTCAGGTCGAGATCATCAAATCAGTCAAGGCGGGCAACCTCACATCCGCGACATGGCTCCGCGATAACCTCTACCCCAAACTGCAGAAGCAGTACCTTGACTTGCAGGGCGGTTTAACCGATTGGACAGAAAACGCGGTCAAGTCCACGGCACGCCAATGGGTAAAGCTGGCAGTTGATGACATACCAAAGGCGACCTTTGATGAATCATGGGGCATATTCAGCGAGAAACTGCTTGATGACGCTATCAATAAGTTTTCACCATCAACCATGTTTAGCCGCGCCGCCGTCAATGCCGGACAGCTTGACCCCATTATGGGCGGTATGCTCAAAAAAGATATTGATTCACTTCGCGACGTGGTGCAGAACGCTACCCGTATGCAGGCCGTAACCGGCATGACTTCACAACAGTGGCGCAAGGAAGTACTTTCCGGCGTGCTTGATCGCAATGACGCATGGAGTTTCATAGACAAGTCAGGGCGCACATGGGAGGCTAAAAACTATTTCAACATGCTTAACAGGACGCTTGTAACGAGCGTGGCTAATGAGTCGTATATGTCCACAATGACAGAGAACGGATATGACCTTGCCACGATTGAGGGCGGTATCAGTGATGAAACACACGATGCATGTGCCAAGTGGGTAGGGCAGATCGTAAGCATCAGCGGAACGTCTAAAGAATACCCTGCCCTTGCTGATGCCACGTCAGAGGGGTTGTTTCATCCGAACTGCGTGCATTATTTGGCGGTAGTGTTGCCCGGCGAGGAAGTGCCGAATAGCGAGGCGACATCAATATGAGTGATAACCTTGAAATCAGCATAGATGGGCTTAACTCCACGCTGAACCGCTTGACGCGCACGGGCGAGAAGATGCGCCAGCAGGTAAACAAGAACCTTGTCAAAGTGGGGTTTCTGGTAGCACGCGAGGCAAGCCGGAACTCTCCGAGACGCGAGGGCGTGCTAGAGAAGCAGTTGAAATTCCAAGTGGTCGAAGAGGGTGTGCGCGTGTTCGTGCCGATAAACTCACCAGCCGGACGTTACGCGGAACGTATGCACGATGGCAATTATAGGCGTGGCAAAAAGACCGTAGCCAAAGGGCCGAGAGCCGGGCGTTTATACATTCGCCGTGCCATAAACGAGAACAAAGATAAAATAATCTCGTTTTCTAAAGAGGGATTTGGTACACTATGACAGCAAAGGGGATTTAATGGCGACAGCACAAACAGCATTTGATAAGGCAGAACGTGTTTGCACCTTGTTTTTAGGGCGCGTGCTTGGCATGAAGATCGGTGATGCCGATAACAGCGAGCTCACCCGGGACGATTACATAGACCCCGACCTGTGCAATAAAGCGTGCTTCTCAATGTCAGGCGGGCCGGAACAGATGCAGAATTACGGTGTACGCGCTCCCGGTTCTGCATGGTACGCATACGGATATTTATTGGCGCAGTACGAGACACGCGCTGACGCAATAGTGGCTCTCGGTTTGATTCAAAACCGATTCCCTGCACGGCGTTCAGATGGCACTAGTGGCCCCGGTCTTGAACCGAACGTCAGAAATTTTGAAATGATGGAGCATCCAGAAATCATATCGCAGATTGTTTACGACAATGACAGTAAGGTGACAGCAAGGGTATTCGCACTCCGCGCAAGGTTCCGCGTGGTGTACGACAATACGCAGGACGGAACCGAATAAACGCAATAAAGGAGAACGGACATGAGCGACATAGCAGTCGGCGGTATAGCGGCAACAGACATATTGGCACTGGGAGGCGATTGGCATCCACAGACGCAGAACCTTGATTCACAGTTGACCCGTGAGAGCGCAAAGGGCGCAACAGGCGACGAAGTGGCAAGCGCGTCGCATGGCGCAAAGACACAGGGAAGCGTAACGTACATCTACACCGGCGCAGGAACACTTGGCATAATCGATATGTCAGGACTTGCCATAGGTAAGGTGTTGGGCGGTCAGGCCGTTGACAGCATAACGGCGGCTTTTAGCAATAACACATGGCCGACATTCACGATCGGCTATCATAACCATACCGCGAACGAGCACGCTGACGGGAGCATGGTCGAGATTACCCCTACCGTTGACTTACCGGCAGGCTTTGGGTGCGCTGACCTGTTCACAAACGCCGGGGCGACATCCTCATGCGTATCTGCGAGCTACACGCTATCCGCAGAGCACAAAGACGTTGACGACAGCGACGGCAATCACCTTGCAGGCGACTATTTCGGTGCAACCGAAACAGTTACAGCGCAGTACTATGGCGTGCCTACGCTTACTACGACCGGCTTTGTGGTGACATCAAGCAACGCCGGCGACAGCAACGCCGATTTCGATCAGGT